TTCTTCAGTATCAGGATTATCTTTAACAATTTTAGAAACAGCACTTGGATCAGTTCCTATAACTATTTTATCTGCTGGTACTCCTGCTGCTATAGCAGCGTCATAAGCTTCTTGTACTCCTGCTGCTGCCGCAGCTTCTCGTAAAGTTGCTCTATTTGCTTCTACCTGAGTCATAGTAGTAGCTGGATCACCAAGATAAGGATTTTGACCTTGAGGACCGCCACCAGTTCCATAAGCATAGGTCGCTGATGAAAAATCTTCGCTGTCAGGATCAACATATCCAGCATCACCCGGTTGTAATTCATTTCCTGTTACTGGATCAGTATTACTTGTTACTGTTACACTTTCTGTATAAGGTTGATTAGCAACTGTAGTAGTTGTTCCATCTTCATAAATAACTGTAGATGTACCATCATTATTATCTATGACTGTACTACCCGGATTATTAGTAAGATCACTATCTGTCATGTTTGTTTTCCCAGAGCCAGTATCATATACATTATCTGTATTTACATACGTATCAGCACCTGTTTGCACTTTATTAGCATTTGCCCCTGTTACATCAGAACCGTATGCGGTAAAAGTACGTCCTGCCCCTGCTACAGCACCTTCTAATCCTACGTTACGAAAAGGACTTAGCAACTGAGTAGTTGTTGGTAATCCAGCATTGTAAGCATCTTGTACTCTTGCTAAAACACTACCTGTAGGTACAGCATCATAGTCATAATCAGGTAATACCATAGGTTGATAAGTGCTAGGTAAAATAGGAGGAGGTGTAAATTCTTGAGTTTCTCCGGCTGCTGCTTGTGCTGCACTTATTGCAGATGCAGGTATTACTCTGTTAGGAAAAAAATTAAACTCTGAATCAATTCCCGGCATATAAGTATTAGAAGGTCTAAATTGTCCTTCGTTGCCTACACCATATACAACTTCGCCGCCTTCTTGATATGAAGGTACTTTTTTTCCCATTTGTTCATAATAAAATTTAATAGCTTTTTCTCGTTCTTCTTCTGACATTATTGGTGTCTGTCTTGAAGAATTTACTTGATTTCTAATAGCATCTTTTATACCTGCAAGCCCACCACGTTTAGGAGTAACATTACGACCTTCTTGATATGAAGGTATTTGACCTCCTTCAGCAGAAAAATAACTAAGGTAAGGGTTTCTTGAATGTATTACTTCAGGATATTTAGCATACATTTCTTTTTTTCTTTTTTCTCTTTCTGCTCTCATCATGTCCATGTCTTGCAGATATTGGTCTTGTGCATTTTGTGCAGCCAATGAACCACCACCTAAAGCTATAGGTAAATAGTTGTCAGCTACTGCTCCTACAGTATCAGATGAAACTAAATTTTTTCCTAACTCAGTCATTCTTTCTGTAGGTGACATATTTTCATATGCAAAATTTAAAGAATCTGCTGTTTTACCTGCTACATCTTTTAATTGAACACCTGTTAGTCCTTGGTTTGCAGCTTGTTGTCTTGCTGTTTCAGCTATACGAGCAGATAGTTGAGGGTCTAATGTGCTGCCTGCTACGTTTGCTGCTACTTCAGCTTGCTGTACGGCTTGCTGTGCAGCTAAATTCATATTTTCATTTAAAGCTTGTTGTGTATAACCTTGTGAAATCATGTCTTCACCACCTGCTGTGGCTACATCACCCATTATTTCCCCTACTCCATATCCTAATACAGCAGAAGCAATACCTTTTTCTAAATCACCTGTTTCTAAGTATGTGCCTAGTCCTGAACCAAAAGCGGCTCCACCGGCAGAACCTACTAATCCTGCACCTAATAAGTTAGGAAATATGGTACCGCCTAGTAAACTGCCTAATATAGCCCCTACAAAGGCTTCAGGCTGTCCTGTTTGCGGATTTATGGTTACAGGCATGATAGAGGCTAATCCAGCTACTTCTTGTGGATTAACGTGCATAAGCATAGTGTCGCCATAGCGACCCATTTTTGCTAATTCTGCTGCTTGTTTTCTAGCATCCATATTATCTTTCCTCTTTTGTTTCGCAACCAAATATATTAAAACTCATATCTACAGCACTCGTATACACTTTTACTACATCAGTTTGATTTAAAGTTATGCCTAAGACTATTGCTAAAGAATCATTTGCTGATACCGATTTGTCGTAATATAGGTATTGTTTGTCATCAGCAGTAGCACCGCCTACGTGTACGCTTAACCTAAAAGTAATAGCCGATCCTGTTCTGTTTGCCGCAACTATAGAACTTACAGTTGTTTGAGTTAAATCAGGGACTGTATATAAAGTTGTTGTAGTTGTAGCTGCGGGGTCAACCTGACCTAAAACTTTAAGTGTATCAGCCATGTTTCATACCCATTAATAAAAATTGATGTCGTTTAATTGATTTACTAGGAATGCTTTCTTGCATTCTTTTTAGTAAAAATACTTCTGTTTCTAATGATTGAATAGCTTTTACTAACTGATCTCTAGTCAATTCTTCATTGTTAGAATCATAAACAGCACTTGCTATAGGTAATGTAATAGGTGCTTTTTGACTCATTATTTCTTACCGTCCTGTCTCATTTCTAATCTAAATGAACCTAATCGCCAACCATATCCAAGACCTGTGCTTTCAAATCTTAATATAGCTTGTCTTGTTCTTGCTCTTATAAATGCTTGTTGCGTAGTAGAATCTATTGCACTTGTTGATAAGGTTGTCGGAGTATCTAAAGGAAAATCCACCCCTTTAACAGAAACATTTAATGTATTAGCAGTTCCTGTTTGACCTCTAAATTTTAAATCAGGTATTATTTTAGAGACAAACATAAAGTGTTCACCATCAGGCTCTAAATCAAAATCAGATGTTTCAATAAAAGCAGTCATTGCACTACCATCCGCATCATTACCTACTTCTTGATTATATAGGTAATTTGTATCGCTACCATCCGTTTTACCTGCTGCTACAGGAAAATCTAAAGAGTTGGCTTCTATCCATGCAGTTCTAATAAAATCACCATCAGTAGTACCTATACTCCATGTATTTTCTAAATAGTTATAAATAACATATCTATTTAATTCCATAGAATCTGCTGAAGGATAAAACCACATAATTTCATTGTGATCTACATTTGAAAGTCCATATATTTTGAAGCTTTGTCCTAAATTTATATCTGCAAATATGTAATCTTGTACTGCACAAGGCAAGGTTCGCACAGTACCTGCATAGACATAAAAACTACCTCTATCCATAAAAAACACTTTATTATCAGCGTTTATGGCTGCATTAGGAGATATCATAGAAGGACCTTGCATAATTTCAGAAAAGCTAAATATAAATGGTGCACCTGAATATTGCATAGAATGCAAACCATTATCTGTCCAAATAAGTATTTCTTGTCTAGTTCGTAATGCTCCTATAATAGTAGAACCACTAGATAGTCTAGTTCCACCTGCCGTATTAGTAGAAGTTGGTGTCCAATCTATTGAACTTTCTTGATCTGACCATCTAACAAATAAAGGGTCTATAGTTGATGAACCTATAGCATTAGCACCAAAACAAATTATATGCCGATCAATATCAGATACCATTATTTGTAAAGCAGCAGTTGGAGGATTACTTGCACCAGCTAAATCAGAAAAAGCTACTGCTCTTTGTGTTGCTCCTGAACTTTCGTCCCAATAAAATATGCCGCCGCCTCTAATGCAAGATATTAAATCGTCACCAAAATTATCTTGTGACCATAATCTTAACTGACTAGAAGCCGATATAGAACTAACTGATCCCCAAGTTCCTGCACCCCAAGTTCCTGCACCCCATCCCGTTCCTTTTACATAATTATCTAAACCTATATTAATTTCGTAACTTCCATCTACTCCTGAACCGCCATTTCCTGTATCGCTTGCATTAGCTGTAACAGTAGAACCCGAAGTATCTTTAGCAACTATGTTGTATGTATTAGCTGTTAGAACAGCATTAATTGTATATTCTTGATTTAGTACATCAGCAGTTATATTTCCTCCCAAAGATACAGCTTGTGCAAACGTTACTGTATCTCCCACTACTGCTCCATGAGTAGAATCTGTTACTACTACTGTTGATGAACCGTTTGTTGCTGCAAAAGTAATAGAGTTAGTAGAAGTTTTTCTAATAGGTGTTATGTTATTAAAATCATCTCCTTGTTTTACATAGTATTTTAAATGTGTACCTACTCCTATATAATCAGTTTGTCCTTGATCTCTATAAGAATGTAAACTTCGACAAGTTCCTTCAAAATTATTTAATGTATTTTTTTCCCAACCACCTATTTTTTCAGGTCTTCCGCTTCTAAATCTAACTTTGTCAGCATTAAAAAATCCACCTTCTTCTGAATAAGAAGTTCCTTCTCTAACTATGCCGGGTCTAAAATCATATTTTTTTAACATTATTCTTCTAAAACTCTATCTCTTAATCGTTTAGCCCTATTGCCTACTTGTGTAGCCCATTTGCTATCCATCATCTCAATAGCAGCAGTTTTAAAATCTGCATTTTGCATAGCCTTTAAAAAATTTTTAAATTTACTAAGTCTTGGTAAGCCTAAATTAAATGCCATATTTGCCATAACTCTTTGTTTATTATCATCTAAATTTCGCCACCAAGATATATTTTTATCTAACTCTAAACACACTACATCTATGTCTGAATTTAAACACTCTAAAATTCTTTCTTCAGAAACAGGAGTTCCTACAGGCTGACCATATTCTTTATCTTTTGGGATAACTAAATGACCCACTCCGAATGTAGGATAACCTAAATGATCGTGGTATATCTCATAGATAAACCCTTCATCTTGTATTATTTCTTTTACTAATTTATCTCTATCCATAATTTTAGTGCAACACACTTAGTTCAGAATCTAAATCTAAATCAATCAAGTCTGTTAGTTCTCCCTCAACCTCTAAACCTTGATCTTCAGCTATTACTTCTGCGTCAAACATGGACTTGGCGTGTATGTTTGGTCCAGAATAATCTTTACCATTATGCGTAAATTTAGTTAAAAAAATCTTCAATTTTTTTCCTCGCTTAATTGTTTGTAATTAAAATCCCATAATTTTAAAACCTTCCCCTATCAAAAAAGAACAGGAGCAGACTTGTTCTAAATTAATAGGGGTCGGCTAATCTTGTTTTTGTGAGGCACCAAAATAAAAACTTATAACAGCACTCGCTAAACCACCTAGATATCCGAGAACCAAATTAATTAGAGCCTCTGAGTTCTGTTCGGGGGGCTGGATGGTCACTAAAAATATATATGCTAAAAATCCACCTACCGTAGCTATACCCATTAATCTAGCAGTCCAATCCTTTCCAAACTTACCTCTAGCATCTTGTTTATCAGCAGTTTCTAATTTGAATACATCTACTTCTAACTCTTTCATTTGTAATTCAAATGCTTGTTCAGCTTTCTTTAATTCAAGCATTTGTTCTGGTGTTGCAGACTGTATAGCTTTTTCTATAGCTTTAGGTTCATTCTTACAACCTAAAACTTCTGAAATCATGTTGGCAGCCATACCACCCATAGGACCGCCTAAAGCAGTTCCTAATGTTGGTGCTACAGCACCTACAACACTTTTTAATAAATCTTTCATAACTTTTCCTTTTATGTATAAATATTTTTACTGAGTGCCTTGTTTAATGTTTATAACAGTAGACGAACCGCCATTTACTTTTACAGTATTACTTACGCCATCTTGCAATAAAATTATTGTATAAGCACCGGAACCATTAACATTTAATTTAACACTTTGATTTACTGTACGAGTAAAACTTATATTTTGTCCTGAAACTATTGTTGTAATTTGTGTATCTTTATCCTGACCTATTTCTGTTCCAGTAATCCGAATACCTACACCACCTTTCTTTAAAGCATCTTCTTCTTGAGATATAGCTAAAGCATCTAATACACTTAATAAATCTTCTAAAAAATTTACATCTAAATAATCTACGTCTAACTCAGTAAATTCTAAATCAGCTTCATTGTCTAAAAAATTTTCTGACAAGTAATCAATTTCTAGTTCATTAAAGTCAAGATAGTCTGCTGTAGTTTGCTGTTGACCTTCTTCTTGTAATTCTTCTTTAGTTTCTGGTGGACTAACTATAAGTAAATTATCTATAAACTCTAAAGTTACATCTAAAATTACAGGTTTAGTAGGTGCTTTTTCATAGACACTAGCTACGGTAGATTCATAAGGTTGATTAAGAACCACCATACCCATAGCTGTTTCTACTGTTATTTCACCGCTTGAGGTTCCGTCTGGATTTGGTAACAAGATAACTAAAGACCTACCTAATTCATCAACAGTAATAGTAAAGTCCGTGCCTCTTATTCCAACAACAGCACTATTCGTGCGTATCTTTATGTTTTTCTTAGGAACTCTATTAAGTTTGCCGGTAACAAATCTTGCTGTACCTTTAGCAAAAGTAAGAGCCATCTTAGATTTGTCTGGGTTAGGATCAAATATAAACTCATCAATTAATACTTGTGAGTTTTCTGTCAATCTTATTTGAGTATCATCAATAAAGGTAATACCCATACGACCATTTGCAGTCTCTACTTTATCATAACTTAATATGCCAAAGTCTAATTCAGCACCATAAGGTTTATCTCTTAAAACTTGTGCATTGCCTCTGAGTTCAGATATAGAACCTATATCAACAGACGAATGAATTTCCTGCGTCTGACTGAGTAACGCAAACAGTCCCGTTAGAGCCAACAGATGTAATCTTAAGCCAATCATTGTCTGAAGTAGACTCCTGATCTATATTAAATGTTCTTGATCCACCTGTATGATCTAGGTAGAAATAACCACCCGCATAACCATCACCATCATAAGTAACTGTATTGTCATTACCATCAATATCCATGTAGTTAGTAGCACCGTCTACATCTATAGATGCTGTAATACTATTACCTCCACCCTGTACAATCCAGTCTAAGTCTAAATTTGCTGCTAATGCAGTCATAGCGTGATTGAGAGTCATAGTGTTTGTGTTGCCTGTAACCTGTACGTTTACGTTAGAACCATCTGCACCTGTGGCATTAGTTTCGTCTGTAGACATATTAAAGGTATTGCTGTCACCTATAAATGAAAAATAACCTGTGTAAGTATCTGCCCATATATCACCAAGAAATTTATTTGATGCACCTTTCTG